GGGGGTAATAATAATATTCCGAATATTCCGAATAATATTATCACCAATTTAGGAGAGTATTCAGGGTACGTGTACGATATAGAGACTGAAGACGGCTCATTTGCAGCTGGGGTAGGTGATTTGGTAATTAAGAACACGGATTCATGTTACGTCATATTCCCCGAACCGGTTGATAAAGACGGGACACTAACCAACCTTTTCTCAGTTGCCGAGAACGCTGCTAAGGAAATATCGAAAACGTTCAAGAAACCGATCGAATTGGAATTTGAGAAGTTCATGTACCCTTTAATTCTCGTAGCGAAAAAACGGTACATGTACGTCGAATGGACTAATAGTAATAACCATAATGGCGAGATCGAAGCGAAAGGCGTCGAACTTGTAAGGAGAGACAACTGCCCGTACGTCAAGGAAACACTGGACTCTGTGCTTCAAAAAATATTCTTTGAAAAGAACCTGGTAGGTGGCAGGGAAACTGCAGAGTACTACATTGATTCTTTACTGTCAGGCAAAGTGGAGATCAGTAAATTGATACTTTCAAAGAATTTAAGGAACGAGTACAAACGACCTGAAACAATAGCTCACTACCAGCTGGTTGAAAAAATGAAACTGAGGGATCCTAACAGTGCTCCTAAACCGGGTGACAGGGTCCCGTTCGTGTACGTTCAGGTTGACAACCCTAAAGCTTTGTCGTGGGAGCGTGTAGAGGACCCGAAGTACGTCGTGGAAAATAATGTACGGATAGATTACCTTTATTACCTCGAGCATCAATTGAAAGTCCCGCTTGAAACCATCTTCGATATTATTCTTGGTGATTCGAAGGTCTTATTCAACCGGAAATCGTTCAAGGAACTTAAAGGCGATCTGGTAAGGACTCAGCTCAAGAACAGGGATATACGAAACTATTTTGTTAAATAATAATATTAATATTAATTAATAAATGTTTTATATTCTTACCTACGCGACACACGAAGAAGGGTACTTCTCGGTATTAAAAAGGTACGAGGGAATAATAGTTCTTGGTATGGGTACTAAATGGTCCGGGTTAATAGATAAAATCAAGGGGGTTGTTGAGTACTGCAAGACTCTTAACCCAGAAGATACAGTTCTTTTTGTTGATGGGTTTGATTCAGTTATTTTAAAAGACAAAGAAACGATTATTAGTAAGTATAGTACCACTTTCAGTAACAAACTTGTTTTTTCAAATAATTTTAAAGTTAATAATATTATGAGAAAATATGCTATGCATAAGATATTTGGGACATGTAAAGATAAAGTACTAAATAGTGGTATGTATATAGGCCCTGCTAAAAAGATAATAGATTTTTGGAAAGGCATGACTTCAAAAATGGACGACCAGGTATATGCTAATTCAGAGTGCCGTAAAGGTTACCCTGATTTAGAAATCGATTCTGATAATATCCTCTTTTATAATTACTCATCCAAAGATAAATTAATAATCGATAGTATTAACACCCCGTGTGTGATATCTGCACCAGGTGGAAGATCCATGAATGAATTATTGTCTAAATTAGGGGTTAGCGATTTGCCTGATATTAAGTTCAATTGGAGGTACAGGTTAAAAACATATTTACATTTATTTGTTCCAGAATTAGTACTACTCTTAATAATATTCCTAATTATCAAGTTTAATAAATCAAATATATATTCATGGATTATAATATTATTGGTAGTACTGGAATTTATTCATTACCAATTATACGTGAAGTTTTATGATAGGTCAGTACTTCTTAAATTTATTTACTGTTTATTAGACTTTATACATATGGGTATAATGTTCTTTATATTCATATCATTGTTTAATTACAACTGCGATATTTCTCAGTTATTAATTACCAATGTTATTATGAGTGTTTTTCTCATACAGTTCTTTATATTTAAAAGATGTTCTCTTACATTACTCGATAATAAAATATTAGGTAGATCTGAAAATACGAGTTATATGACACTCCTGGATAGACTAAAATATTTTTTCGATTTAAATACAGTTTATAAACCTAATGATACTAATAATAATATAATAGGATGGATTAACGGTAATATTATTACATTTGTATTATTACTTGTTTTGAACTGCTACTGTTTTGTTAAACTAATTCGCAAACACAACCGATCCCATTCCTGACATGATTCTGAGTACGTTGTAATTGACCGCAAATATCGTAAGTGGGTTCAACTTTTCTCCTATAGTATTGTCGAAATCAGAAAACACCATTCTCGGGTTGGTTATACGACTAAAATTAGCCGTTCCTGAAGGTTGGTACTCTTCTGGCTTTAAAGCGAACGAGTATACCCCGATACAGTCCTGGTTTAATAACGACCCTTCGTTCGTATGATGATCCCAGATCTGGCACCGTGTGAAATACTTTATATTTCGTGCACTGAACCTCGGGAGCTGGTTGAACGTGAGGTACATTTTGACCGGGGTAACATCTCCCGCAAGCCAGTCGCCTACATTATCCCCGAAGTAAGGGTACACTGGACTTGTCGTGCTGGGTCTGAAAACGATACCGGTAGGTACGGCCGGTCCGAAATTGATTTCTGAGTACGCTCCGGTGATCCCGGGAAGGTAACGAAGTCTGGTACTATTCGCCTTGCCGCAGAAAATGAGTTCTTTCACTGGGTGTTTGAGGTTCAAGTCAATTGTGACCGTGTTGTTACTGACGATATTGTCGTCGTACTCCTGTCTCTGCAATTGATCGATCAGGTACTCGTGGCTATTCTCGGCAAACATCTTGCGTTCGGACGAATCGAGGTAAATGTACTCGCCGAATATCTTGATACTATTAAAGTCTACGTTAAGTAGAGAATAATCGTAACTCGGGGAATACGTGCTGATTATACTTTCTTTACTACAAAGGGTGATATTCAACTTGACTTCATGGTACTGCAAGGCAATAAGTGGCAAGGCTAGTCCAGGGTTCCTGCAGAACCAGAACTTTAACGGCACGTAGGCTTCGGTAGGAGCATTGGAAGTTCCTGCTGGGCCTGTGAACTCGTACGGGATACCAAGCTGGCCGTACGTGATTGCCGTGAGTGCGTCCCATGCCAAATGGTTGTAAGAGCTCTTGTTATAATTCGAGTAAATAGGAGCTTCAGTACCGTCTGCAGCAGCCCAGAACTGGTAACTGGTATTCATTGGGATCTTGCTAAGATGGTCCCATACCGACATCCAGAGTGAGTAATGTTTGTCTATGACCTGACCTCCAATCTCAATCTCCATAGATTCCATCAACGAGTCGCCAAGGTGTGTAGCCACCATATTAATCGGGGCTTGGGTAGGAACAATCTTGCTTGGGTTGTAGTGCATACACAGTCCTTTCAGTAAATCGCCGTTACGTGCGATGTTTACACTTACACGGTTACCTGGAATTAAATTGCCGGTTATATCCTGCTGGATCGACTCCATAGCGAAATTCGTGTACCGTCTATAAATACTTTTGAAGTACGTTATTTGGGGGTTTCCCGAAATGATAATGTTTTGGTTACCTAGTGCAATAAGTTGTATTAAAGCGCCTCCGCCCATTAATACTAATTATTATTTTATTCTCTCGATTAATTCGAATACGCAAGCCCACCCATCCCGCTCATGATCCTTAGGATATTGTAATTCAAGGCGTAGATATTCATAGGACTTAACGTCTCTGTTGCCTTTCGCGACTCTATTAACATAAGCGCATTATCGATCCTGGAAAAGTTGCACGATCCTGAAGGCTGGCAGTCAAACGGTTTGAGTGAGAACGAGTGCACGCCTATATCGTCACTCATAGGCCCTCCAGACCCTTCAGGGTGGAACTCCGTGTTCTGCTTTCGCGTGAAATATTTCAAGTTCTTGCTTGAGAACAAATCGTTCTGGTTAAGAACAAGTTTCATTGTCATATCCGTCCATCCGATCCCGTACTTGTTTCCGCTTGTAAGCACCAGCGGAAAAATACTGCCTGGTCCGAACGTTAACGGGAAATCAGCTGGTAAATTATTGACCCCAAGTACTTTACTGAAGTAATACGGGAACGTTGTGAATAACCCGGTGACATTAGTGGCTTCTTTCACTTTGCCTGTGAAAATAAGTTCTTTGACTGGATGGTTGAAGTTTAGTTCGATTCTCGTCGCATTCGCGGAATCCACTTCCTGTAATTGCACCTGATCGATCAGGTACTCAT